TGTAACCACAGAGCGTCACGCTACAGCGGCTGTTTTAACCGCGCGTGCGTGACATTTTAACTTAGGAGGATGATATGTTGATCGTTAAATCTCTGCTTCGTAACATTCTGGTCATCGTTCAGGCATTCATTTACCTGTTCCGTGATCTTCATGTTGACGTTTCGAATACCTTTCTTAGGTTATTCGATCGGTGCATTGATTTCATTGATCTTCTTATCACTCGCCTTCGTTGATAAATCATCAATCGTGAGTTAGGGAGAGTCGCTTGAATGACCTTCAGAAGTCGCTTATCGTTTCGATCCTGAGTCTTGGTTCCGACTTTTTGTCGCACCTTGTCCCCGGATCTATCGATAGCTTCTTCTTTGGCATCCTCTCGATAATCCTTTTCTCACTTTCGACGATGCTCTGTGTGTTCTGGTTCGTTATACGGCTGGTTTCCCTTATTCAGGGATTCCGTTTTCCTCCCAAAAGGAGGTAAACATGGCCTTTACTTATATCGGACCAGCTAAGTGGTTATCTCTTTTTCAGAGTAACCCCAGCGTCAGCGATTCTCCTGCTGCCTTAAATTCAGATTGGTTCTGGCTCGACCTTAAAGTAAATGGGCGGATCATACTAGCTTCAGCTCGATCAATTGATGCGGAGTTTCTCGCATCATTTGACCAGGCTATCGCTGGTTATGTTCCTTCTCATTACCTTGGTCGTGTCAAGATCACCCTGAACTTTAAGGGCAGGACGCGAGCTGGATTCCTCACTGTCAGACTTCCTGTGTTCTTCGAGACGCGACTTTCGAAGTCTTTTAAGACTTTGGTTTTCGTTATCGATCATCACCGGTTGTCTTCAGTGATGGCGAGGGCCAGAAGACTGGTTATCTCGCAGAGATTTGGTGGAAGTAGTGCCCACCTTATCCCGTATGGCTTCGGCTTCCCGAGGAATGCCCTATGAGTCGCATTAGTCCTCAGTCCGTCCGAACCGTGTTTGAGCGAGGTAGGGATCTAGGAGATGGTACGGGTTATCATGTTACAACCCCTCCACCTACCTATGAATCTTACAATCGCGTTTACACGGGCGTAAAGACTCCGAACTTTCGCAACTTAAAAGGGCGTCAGCTACCGGTTAATCCGTTTAGCATGACACTAACTCAGGTTGACGATTCGCAAGCTATGGATTCCTTAGTACAGAAGGATGGGAATGGTCACATTATTCCCAACACCCTGTCTTTGGATACCACTGGCCTGCTTTTTAGCTATACGACCACGACTGTACCGTCCTCGAGTCATAATCCGAGGGCTCGCGATAATGCAATTACTAAGCTTATCGCTAGAGCAGAAGCAGATCTTCAGGCTAATCTTGCCCAGGATATCGCCCAAATGAATCAGACTGTATCCTTAATCGCAGGAACTGCGAAAAGGATAACTTCTGCCATTAGGTCGGTTCGCCGGGGTAATATAGTCGAAGCTGCTAAAGCTCTAGGTACGCCACCTCCTCGATCTGGCTATCTTTGGCCAAAGGGAGGTAAGCATCCTTCCGCTACGCAGAACGTTGCCAATAATTGGCTCGAACTGCAGTATGGTTGGAAGCCCCTCCTTCAGGACATTGATGGCTCGATGCGTTCCCTTGCAAATGCAATTAACTTGGGACGCGAGGTGCGTCGTGTTTCAGCCTCGTCGACTTACACAACGACAGATCGAGGTACGTTCGCAAATCCGTGGCTTGGTGGCGGTCCTCCCGTTGGTAGTTGGAACTATACCATGGCGACCACCTCTAAGTACGTGATGCGCTACCGTATCGACAATCACGTTGTTGCGTTTCTCGCACAGACAGGCTTCACTAATCCCTTGAACCTAGCTTGGGAAATTCTCCCTTACAGTTTCGTCGTTGATTGGTTCCTTCCTATAGGACCTTACCTCGAAAGCCTTTCTGCTTTCGGTGGTATGGTCTTTGTAGATGGATCCGTCAGCGACTTAACTGTGATGGAACATTCTGCCTCGGTTAGCTTTGCGGGTCATGGTAACGGTGAGGGCGCTGGTGTAGAACGCGTTAACAGAGGGCTTCGTCGTGTTCGAGTGGTGAATTACAATCGTGGTCGCCTAACTGGCTTTCCACGAAAGGAAGTCCCTGCTCTTAAGAACCCGATTAGCACTCTGCATGCGCTTAACGCCATCGCCCTCATGGTCCAGGCCTTCAAGCTCTAGTAACGAGGCGCGTTGTCTTTTTATCCTTTCTGAAGAGAG